TGATGCACAGGGTAGTCAGCCTGTTAATCCAGTCAACTTAGTTACTAGTGCACTTAACGGTGGTGTTCCTGTACCAACACGAGGAACTATTGAACTAATTAACACAGGATTTACCAATCCAACTCCTGTTATTAGAATTGGTGCTGCATCCTTACAAACATTATTTGATTTGTCTGATGAAGAAAACGATGCACTGCAAAAATTTATTAAAGTAAATTTACAAATGGCTGAACTAGTTCCTGAAAAAGCAGACTCAGGTACAGGTTCAGGTAATGTATATGGTAAATTGGTTTTAAGTGCACAAGCTGCAGGCGCTATTACTGCACCATATGGTACTGCTGATGATACATTTGCAAGTGCCGACCAAGATCCTACTATTACTACTACAACACCCGGAGTAGCTAATGCATTCACAGGTACTATTGTTGATACAAATGTCATGGACTTTAGGGCGGATGAAGATCCTAGATTTACTTTTGTTAAATTGGGTACTCCGCAAACTTTAGGATACACCAGTGGATACATGGTAGGTGATGGTACTGCTCCAAATGGATTGCCTACTGGTGCTGGAATAACCTTTCCAACAAATCCAAGTGTAGGAGATTATTTTTTAAGAACAGATTATATACCTCAATTGTTGTACAGATGGAGTGGTCAGTTATGGGTACAAATCAGCAGCAACGTAAGAGCGCCTTCAGGACTAAATCAAGCAAGCACTCAATTGGGTTCATTTGTTAATAATAGTAATGTTACTGTTCTAACTAATGGCACTAGTGTACCTGAACAACAATCTCTATCAAACGCATTATCACTTAAACCAGATTAAATTATAAGGAAATTAAATTGGCATCCTACTTCTATGATGGTCAAATCCGTCGCTTCTTGATTCAGTTTTCACGGATTTTTTCGGACTGGAATGTTACCAAAGGCAATGATCCAGCTGGCAATCCCATACTTGTTCGTGTACCCATTCAGTACGGTGATAGCAGTCGCATGGCACAAACACAACTCAATGATAATAGCGCAAGCAGTATGCCCAGTGCTCCTCTTATTTCTTATTATATTACTGGATTGGAGTATGATCAGAGTCGCACTCAAGATCCTTACTTTATTGATAAAACTCAAGTTCGTCAACGTGCATTCAATGCTACCACTCAGACGTTTGAAAACACACAGGGACAGGCATTTTCAGTAGAACGTCTAATGCCCACTCCCTATAAACTGAGTGTAACTGTAGATTTTTGGACAACAAACTATCAACAAAAATTAGAATTGATTGAGCAGTTGGGGATACTTTTTAATCCTGCTATGGAAATTCAAAGCACTGATAATTTTGTTGACTGGACCAGTCTTTCAGTTGTTTATCAAGATGGATTGACATTTAGTAGCAGAACCATTCCACAGGGTTCAGGTAATCCAATTGATGTAATGAGTTGGAAATTCTACATGCCCATATGGATCAGCAGTTCAATCAAGGTCAAAAAATTAGGTGTTATTCATAAAATTATTGCAAGTATATTTAAAGGTAATGCACTTACAGACATGCAAGATGATCATTTGTTGTTGGGTACCAGACAAAAAATCACTCCCTATGGATACAAGATTTTATTTATAGGCAATACGCTACAGATACTGCCTGCACATCAACCAGTGAATGAAAATAACAACAGTCTAGATTTACCAAATAATCCCAATACTTCTGTGTATTGGACTGCTGTTCTCAATGTATATGGTACAATAAAATCAGGTATTAGTCAAATACTTTTGCAAAATCCCTATATGGATACTGAAATAGCAGGTACTATTGCCTTCAATCCAAGTGATGATAGACTGTTGATATACAACGTAGATATAGATACATTACCACAAAACACAGTAGACGCGGTTAACAGTATTATCAATCCGCATACCAAAGCTCCTGGTAATGGATTGCCGGTTGCTGCAACTGGACAAAGATATCTGTTGGTTGAAGCATTGGGCGTGGTAAACGATAGTGCATATGCAATAGACTGGGGAGTTGTTGTGGCAAAAGCAAATGATATCATAGAATATAACGGCACTACTTGGGAAGTTGTATTTGATAGCGCAGATATCGCTGCATCAAAAATCGTACACTATGTAACCAATTTAACCACTGGCATACAGTACCGATTTGCTGAGGGTGCTTGGATGAAAAGTTTTGAAGGTTGGTATGGTGAAGGTGATTACAGCATTCTAATTTAACGATATGTTCGTACTATGATAAATTATAGTATGAAGAACAGTTCAGCAGGCGTATTTTTTTACGCATCAAATACAAATAGATTCTTATACTTATTACGAAATGACCCCAAGAATTCTGGTAATTGGGGCATTCCTGGTGGCAAAATAGAAGATGGTGAAACACTATTAGAAGGTGTTAAACGTGAATGTCTGGAAGAAATTAATTATTTTCCTGAGGATACTAAACTAATACCAATACAAAAATTTGTAAATAATCAATTTATATATCATACATTTTTTTGTAAAATAGAATTAGAATTTCTACCAGTACTTAATGATGAGCATTGTGGATACTGTTGGTTAGAAGTAGAACATTATCCTAAACCAATGCATCCCGGATTATTCAATACTGTAAACTTTGATGTAGTCCAAGACAAGTTAAAGCAACTGGTTAAAAAAGGGTCCTAAGACCCTTTCTATTATGCTTAAAATTAATTAAGCATTGTTGATTAATACAGATTGATTTAGAACTGCAGCATCAAAGTTCCATGCTACATTTGAATAACTTGCAAATTGTGTACCTGTACCACGTACCAGTGTTGCTCTATTGTTACCTAATTTCCAAACATAATATGTACCACCTGCACTATCAGTAGCAGTCAGCGTCATTTGACCAAATGTTGGAGTTACCGATGTTGCCGGTGCAACTGGCTGAACTAATGCACATATTGCAGTACCATCACTGGTTGTTACATAGAAACGTTTTGCACCGCGTTGTTTGATAATTTGTCCTGTTTTAGCAGTACCACCTGATGTAGTCTTGGCAGTTACAACAAATGCAGGAAAGGGGTTTGTTGTAAACTCAGCAGGACTAGATTGGCCTGATATTGTACTTTCAGATTCTTGACTGAAGTTGATAAAATATCCTGCCGGAGCTCCTGTACCACTAACTGTCATGGTTTCTGTACCATTATAACCTGAACCTATGTCAGCCATAGTAACCAAACCACCACCTGTGCTGATGTGCCAATAGATATCTGCTAAGAATGTACTTACACCACTACCACTAGCTTTAGTTAGTGTAACACCTGTTGTGCTTCCACTATGCGGGATAGCAGATAAAAGAATACCTGATCCTGCGTTCGTTACTGTGAATGTAGCGTTTGTACCACTAACACTTGCAACAGTAGCTATCATGCCACCTGTTCCACCATATGTATAAGTGTCACCTACAACTAGTCCTGATTTACCTGCACCTGTTAAAACTTGTGCAACATTGATATAGAGAGCGGGGAACGTGGCTTGTACACCAGTGCTAACTGTTGGTGCGGGCAATGTGATTGTTGGTGCTGATGTGAAGGCACCACGATTGGCAGTAAAATCAACACTCAATATGCTTTTACCGGCGACACCTTGACCTGCAGCAGCACCTAATCCATCTGGACCAGTTGTTGTACCATATGTGTCTCTTGTTGCACCTGTATCGCCTACGTTATAGTAGCCGAAAAATCTTTTATTTAAACTTCTTGCCATTTTGTTTTCCTTTAGTTAATGACCGTTCTAGGGCCTACGCAGGGGCTTCTGCATAAACTCTTTTCAATTAAGAGTAGAACTATATATATTTATGATATTTGTGTTAAATTAACTGAGTATACATGGCCTGTAGATACATTAGTGATGTATACTCCAGCAGTATTAGCAGTCATTGTAAAATACCCGCTTGTTAGTTGTGCAAAGTTTATAGCACAATTGGGACTGTTAGTTAGTAGTTGAGTATTTGTTGGGGCTGCACCAACAGGAGGAACGATAGCAGGATCGTTACCTATGTATGCATTTTGAGTGTCAGTAGCGAATGCCATTTCCCCAATGTCGCATTGAGGTAAATCTGCTTGATCGCCCGTTCTTACTTGTAATTTGGATATTTGTACTATTGCCATAATATGTATTTATCATACAAATCGCATATAATACTGTTCTATTCTTTTAAACCACTTGTCAACATAACTGTCAAATTCTGC